AAAGTTGCGTAAACTCTTTTGTTCCATCTATGGTAGCAATTTGGCCCACCTTTATAAAACCAAATTGAATAAGTAGGCGCACCATCAATTCCGAAGCCAGCATTTACTGATTGACTACCCATTTTTAGAATATCTTCTTTTCTGTAAACTTTATTAGCTGACATCATTGCGCTACAAAACGGTCTTGTTTTACCCGATTTACCGCCAGTTTCACCAGCGTAAACATATCGGGTTAAAAATTTTATTCCATCTATTACGGCGTCTTGCCCACTTCGCAAATTAGGTCTTGGGTCTCCAGTTGAAACTAAATTAACTACCTTTGATAATAAACTTTGTTTAGGTTCTTTACTTAGTAATTCGTTTTCGGTTTCATCCGTATCGTAATTAACTTCGTGTTCGTCTATTAATATCCAATTAGGGTTTTCATCTTCGCCTAAATCAATTAACGCTTGAGCAATTACGGAATCTTTACTTAACATCGTTCCCGTTTCTTCTGCTACTTGTTCTTCATTTTGCGCGTTTTCTACGTCTGTAAATTCTAAAGGTTGTAGCGTTTTAAAAGCCAATTTAAGCGATATTCCATTAAAAGCTAATATTCTATCCAATGAGGCTATTAAAAGGTCTTGAAACGGCTTAATTACCATATTATCGAATAATATAGCAGAGTTCTTTAACTCGTCAGCATTTGAACTGAAACCAGTTGTTGAAGCAATACCAAATAAAAGCGGGGAAGTTACGTTATGGCCTAACATAATTTTGCGTAAACATTCCTCACTCAAATAAGTGTAATGTTCGGGCGCATCGTTCAATGGTATATCTTCAACTGTTGTTTTGTTTTCGGGGTTGTCGTTGAAACTTACTATAACTTTTCGTCCTTTAGAACCCGTTAACTTTCCTAAAACTTGTTGGCTTATTTCGTCCTGCATTTCGGGGGTAGGGACCCCATTAGAAAAATTCACGATTTTGGTCCCAGAGAAAGAATTCTGCACCTCATTTATTAAATAATTCGACACCTCTTCTTCCAATAGCGCATAGCTTAAAGCACCTTGATAGTCAACGTAACTAAAATACTTCATTCCTAATGAATAGGGTTGAATATAAAGTATTTCTATTTCATCGTTTGAAAAACCAAAAGCACTAATTCGTTTAGGTGGAAACTTTTTAATGTCTTCCCAATTATCAGAATAATAATAAGCCTCTATTTCTCCGTCTTTATTGCACTTTTCAGGCGCTAATAATTGAACTGGAATATGGTAAGTCTTTAAAATCTTTGTATGCGATTTATCGTAATGAACTTGAATAGCGCATTGCCCTAACGCTTTTAATTCAAAACATAACTTTCGTAAGCAGTCTTGATTAAATAAAGTCATCATTTGAGCGTACTCATTCGGCTTTCTATTAGCGTCTAAGGCAAATAACCCACGGCCGTAAATTAAACGGCTTATATTGTTTATAATTGCGTTATTCGTTGTACTGTTTTTGTATCTATCTATAAGAAAATTAAAATAAGAGTTCGACTCCCCGTAAGTAACCCAATCTTCCCGTTTGGATTCTACTACTTGAGGTGGTTCGTATTTCGCTAAATTTATAACGTGAAAATTATTCATAAACTATAAAAGTGTTTGTTGTCGCATTACTTACATATTGACCGTTATTAACTGAGAAACTTACAATAGGTTGGTCGGTGCAAAACACCTTACCCCTAAAAATTAAATCTCCATTGTTAAGTAATTCAACGTTATAAAACCTATTTTCTATTAAAGCGCATTCAACGTTTAAGATTTGGTAATAATCTTTGTCAACCACGCTATCTATATTGATTGTTACTGGGTCGTTTGTGCTATCGTCCGTAAATATTAAAGTGTCGAACGTCGTTGAACGTGGCACGATAACCAATGGCTGAGGGCTTAAAGTTGTTGTTAATACGTTCATATCTTATAAACGTTTGTTTCGTGTTCTTGTTTCTAAAAATGAAAAACCCCACCAATTTAGGCAGGGTTAATCTATGCTTGGAGAAAAGAAAATTCTAAGAATCAACTATTGTTGCTCCGTTCAAAATTGTTGTTGCCAAGTCGCTTTCAGAACTTGTATTTAAGAAATTGGCGGGCAAATTCTCCATGCCCGTAAAAGTCAAAGAATAACCTGAAAAATCACCCATCTGCGCCCCACTCGATACCGTTCCCGCAGTTACGTCGCAACCTCTTTGCAATCCTGCAATAAAGAAATTATTATCTCGTGTTCTTACAATAATGTGAGGTCGTCCGTATGCTAACAATTTAACTGTTTTGTGAGTTTGAACATCTTGCTTTTTTAATTGAACCGTTAAAACTTGCTCAAAAAACGTTGTTCCGTTATCTCTTGAAGTTTGTATTGTTTGCTCAAAAGAGTTAGCCCCTTTCAATTCAAATTTGTAAATAGTTGAAATATTCGCAATATCTGAAATCGTGTCCTCATATCCTGCCGCTATTGAGTAAGTAACGTCACCACCCAATGTTGACGGGTCGGGATTGAAATCTCCAAAGTTCACTATGTAAATTGCGTCTAATCCTGAAACCCCCGATTTGCAAGCTTCTAATCTTCCGTGTGCTATGTCGCAGCTCATATCTTTTTATTTTTTTTATGTTTAACAAAAAAGGGTGGCGTTTATTTCACCACCCTCGATTAATTTATAGTTAGATTAGATTCCGTAAGTAACACAATCTTGAGCAAAACCATATTTAGCATCCGCAGTAAATCGCATAACTACACGAACGTTTTGAGAACCGTCAAGGTCACCCATATCCAAAACTCTTACTTCGTTCAAGTCGCTCATTAATCCTGTAGCGAAGAACAAGTTAGAAGTTTGAGTTAACAATGCTGTGTTAGTTGCAAGACCTGGAGCCAAGAATACTTTAACACCGTCAAAATAAAGGTCGTTTAAAGTTTGGTTAGTTCCTTTGTTATCGTAACCGTTAGCACCTACTCCGTTAGCAGCAAAACCACCCAATGCACGAACGTAAGCTCTATAGATGTTTGAAGAAACATAAAGTGTCAAATCTTCTTTCCCGTACAATGCAGCAGGTAAAGCGTCAATGATTAAACCTAATTGAGTAACAACGTTAGTAGCGTCTACAGTTGTACCTGCGATTTTTTGACCTGCAGGTAAAGAAGCGTCAACGTCTAACTGTCTCATAATTCCTGAAAATTCACCTGCAGAAGCGTTGTTACCATCCCAAATAACTAATTCCATTTGTTGAGCAACTTTTTCAGCAGCGTGTGCTATTAAGAAGTCAGCAAAAGATTTAGGAAGTACGTCGAATGCAGAATAACCCATTTGAACCGCATCCCAATCTGAACGAAAGTCAGTTTTACAAAGTTGTAAGTTAACTTGGAATGTTTCAGGCTGCAAAATTCTTTCAGTTAAAGTAACTGTAGAAGTTGGGTCAAAATCACAAGTTCCGTTTTTAATAATTGAGTCAGTAGCTACTCGTTTGATAACTTGCTTGTACTTAACGTTAGGCATAATTGTAATTCCGCCTTTTTCTAATGTTGGGCAGCTTAATAAAGCAGCTGCAATGTACTTACCTGCGAACTCGCCAGCGTAAGTAGTTGAAATTGATGTTGTTGTTGCCATTTTTTTAAATGTATTTTAGAATTTATATATTACTTATTTAGTTTTTCCAAAACTGAGTCCATAATTGAACGAGGTCTTTTAGAAGCAAGTTTTACTCTTTCAATTGGGTTCGTGTTTTCGGGGTTGAATGAAATAGGCTTAGGCTCTTCGCTTAATTCTACTTCTTCAACTTTGTTTACTTTAGATAACTCAGCTTTCAAAGTTTCGTTTTCTTTTTTAAGTTCTTCGATTTCTGAGAAGAAAGATTCTTTAACTACGCTTTCAATTGTTTTCTTTGGCGCAGGTGCTGTTGTTTCGTTAGCTTCAACCTCTACCTCAACTGTTGGTTCTTCTTCCATTGCTGGTTCTTCTTCCATTTTCTCTTTTACCTCTTTAACGATACCTTCAACCTCGATTACTAAGATACGTCCGTCTTCCATTTCGTACTCACCTACAGGAACTGGTATTTTTTGGTCATCTTCCGTAACTACGAAAACTTCCATATCAGTTTCGAATGCGTCAGCTTCTAAAACTGTTACACCGTCCATTAATTTCATTCGCTCAAGTTTTACTTCCATTCCTAAAAGAACTCGAACTTTGTTTAAGATTTGATTTGTATTCATTTTTGTTTTTATTTAATATTATTTTCTCTTAATAAATTATCCAAACTAATAATTTTTGTTAATGATTTATCGTGTACATCTAAACCTTTTTTATAAGTAGGATTATCGGATGCGTTCATACCTAAATCTCTTGCTTGTTTTTCAAATTGAGCTAATATTTTATTTATAGACGCCATTTGTTTATCATAATTTTTTTTAACAGCCGTACTTCCAACATATAATTTATTTTTCATTAAAGAAAATTTTTCAAATTCTTTAATCATTTCGTTATATGAATTATCCAAATTTTCAAACAATTTTATTTCATTATTTAAGTTATCCATTAAAGATAATTCAACTTCGTGTTTTGCTAACTCTACCTTTTCGGTAAACAACTTGTTGTAAACTGTTTTTCTCGTGTTCATATTTCTTAAACGTTTTAAATTATTATTCTGTTACTTTTTTATCCGTTTTGACGTATTGTCGTTCTTACTCCGTTGTTTTCCGTTTGCGTTACTTGTTGAGGTGTTACACTCGCTGTTTTACCTATTCCTTGAGCGTGTAAAGTTCCGTCACAACATTTTTTTGAGTAAGTGTTGTCCTCACATAAACAACCCCTACGACCTCCTTTAGGACTTGCTTTGCTAACTGTTCTTTGCGCCATTTTGTTTTAGTTATAAGTTATTATAAGCGTCAACTATTTCTTTTAAATTTTGTGGGGCGTATTGGTTTTTAACTGCTGCTTGATATTTAACAAACTCAGGCATTGCCGTTTTCCAATCTATACCTAAATCTTTTGCTTTCTTTTCAAAATTTATAATATTTTCATTAAAATTATTTGTTAAAACTTGTTGTTGTTGTATTAATTCAACAGCTTTTTTTAATGTAGTTCTGGCAATAGCACTTTCTTTTAAAATTGTATTATAGTTTTTTTCTAATTGCGTAAATGAGCCAACCACATCAACATAGTCCGATAACTCTATTTCGTGTTTAGCTAACTTTACTTCTTCAGCGTTTTTCTCTAATTGAGAAACCATTTTAAAAATGTTGTTTAGTTTATTCATTTTAGTAATTTTTTTAACTGATTTATTATTTCTTCTCGTTCGTTTTTTTCTTGGCTCATTTCGTATTTATCCGCAAAATATCCCTCTATTGAAAAACCTTTTACTTTTCCGTCTTTTACATCCTTCCAAACATCCTCGTTATTTACCTTCATTGAAATCATCCAAGTTCCTTTCGGTAAATTAAACCCGTACTTAACAGATTTATCGTGAACCTCATCTTCGATTAACCAACTTTCTACAACACTCATACCTTTTAACTTTTGGTTATGTTCGTAAGTAGCGTTGTTTTGATTAGAGCGCATTAAGAACAATTCAGAAGCCTTTTTAACAGTATCTTCGCTGAAATATATGTAATAAGCCTTTCCGTCTTTGTCAGCCCTTAAAATTTGTTTGTTAGGAACTAATGCAGCACCCATTAAAATTTTCTTTTCTGCGTCTACTTCTTTTAGTTCTATTTCGTGTTTTGCAAGGGCTATAAAGTTTTCTTCGATAGCAGGTGAATGAACTACTGAAACTGCGTGGATGCCTGTTTGTAAATCGTTTTCGTCAATGATTAACTCGATTATTTTCTTATCCATAATTTTTAAACGTTATAAAGTTGCATTTTGTAACCTATTTCTTTCAAGGCTTAATCCGTTTGCTACGTCACCACTTACTACATAAGCCCTTGTTGGTTGCTGTTGAATTTGTGCTAATTGATTAACCCCCGAACTTCCAATAACATTAAAGTTAGGAGCAACCATACCACCACCACCACCACCACCAGCTGGAGCAGAACCACCACCCGAAGAACCACCGCCCTCGAATTTTTGCGATGCAATTTTTGCAACGTTTACTAAACCTGCTGCAACCGCCAAACCTGCAGCAATACCACCTCGAACGGGTGAACTTGGGTCAGGAACTGGCACAAATTGAGAAGCGTAAGCAGCCGTAGCACTTTGATAGGTCGAAATAATTGCCGTTGCTATATTTGCAGCCTTTTGAATTTGGAATGCTCTGCGTGCTGCCTTTTCGGATTTCTTACCGAATAATTCAGTTAAGTTTGCAATCGTGCTTAAACCTGATAATGTCATTTCAATAGCAAAATCTTTATTTCGTTTTTTAAGTGCTTCGTCTTTTTCTGCTGCTTCTTTATTAGCTTTTTCAATCTCCTCTAATTTTTCCTTTTCTATTTTAGCTAATTCATCTGCTGTTTTCTTTGCTTCTTCTTGCGCTAATAAATCAAACTTTGTATTTATGTCCGCTATTTCCTGTTGGTGCTGTATTAATAATTCTTTATCACTTTGGTTTGCTTCATCCGCCTTTTTATAAAGTTCTTCGAATTTATTGTCTAACGCTTGTAATTCTTTTTCTTTTGCGTCTGTTATTTGAGATTGCCTTTCTTGTTCTATTGCGTCATAATACGCTCGTAATTTATCGTTATATTCTTTTTCTGTTTGAAGTTTTTTATCTTGTTCGTCTTTTTGTGCATTTATAGCATCCTCAGCACCACGTTTATCCATTTCTTTAATGGAAAGTTGAAACCCTGCTTTTTGGTTTTCTAAGTCTTTTAATTCTTTTTCAAGTCCCTTTCGTGTTTTTTCTCCTTCGGCTTTTACTTCTTCTGCATTGAAAATTGAACCTGCAATAAACCCACTAAATTGGCTTTGCATATCGTCCAACGTTTTGCTTAAATCGAAACTAACTAACTTACCTAATCCTAATGCTTCAGAAACTTTGTTAGCCCCTTTAATAGCCATATCAATAGGCATTAACATTAACTTAGGTAGGAATAACGCAGCATCTAAAGTAAAGTCAACTATCTTTTTTGTTAGGTTGTAATTTTTAATTGCGGCTTCTTCTTCTGCCTTACTTGTTTTAATTACATTTTGTAGTTCGATTTTTCCTAACTCAATAGCGGTATTTACCTTGGCTATTTTTAAATTTAAAATTTCACGTTCGCTTTTACCTTGTAACTTTAAAATATTGTCTTGAGCGTCTAAAGTCGATAATTGTTCTTTTGATGTTTCAAAGTTTTTATGGCTTTCTTCGTTTAACTTTTGTTGTTCTGCTGTTACACCACTTACAGCCGCTTTAATATCATCCCAATAAGCTACAATAGTTCCTAACGCAACTAAAAATAAACCGATACCAGTTGCTGCTAAACCCG